AACTCTTCAATTGCACTTGCAGTTTCCATACTTAGGTCAATTGGTGCAATTACAGTTGGCATACAATTGATTAGTGTGTATGTTTTCAATATTACGTTATCTCTACCTAACTGTCTGATTGTTAAGTCAGCAGTATAGTCAGCGACATTTGGAGCACCAGTATTGTCTCTTAATTCATTCATACCGTTCATCCAAATTTCAATAGCATTTCTGATATCGAAGAAGGTGTCGTTAATGAATGTACTATCCCATGTTTCAAATTCTCTGTCACCAGCAAGGTAAAGATTTCTACCTCTAAACGGTACTGCAATTTCAGTAATCGTTTGTCCTGGCAAAGCAGCGGCTTTACATAGGAATTGAGATGATGGTGGAATTCTTACACCAGCTGTAGCATTAGTAAAACTAATTCTAAATTGGTTTGCTCTTGCACCACCACCAGTAAGGTTTGCTTTAAAGTTATCAATACTCATCTAATTATCCCCCTACCTCTGAAAATGCGACCCCAGTTCTCACTGCGATGAAGTTCAGTTGAATGAAGTTGATGGAACGAGCTGGTTTGATGAAGATATCTGCAACAAACTCATTTCGGTCAATGACCTCACCTGTATTATTTGTACCATCACAAACCACTGAGAAGTCTGTGATACCTCTACGACCTTGGATGTCTCTCAAGAACGGTTCTACTAAGTTTCTAAACTGTGCTTGTGTGAACTCATCGTTGAATTCAAACAACTGGAACTTAGCAGCGGTTGCAATAGACTTCTCAAGAAGAATAAACAACCTACGAACATTGATTCGGTCAAATGCACTTGGTTTACTTAGTGCAGTTTTATCACCGAACAACACTGTACCTTGGCCTGGGAATGTCGCAACAGGATTAACTCTGGCAGGATAGAGAATATCTCTTTGTGCCTTGGTTGGGTTAAACGCAAGTTTAACTGCACCACGAATTTGTCCTCTGTTGAAACCGCCAGGCGAGAAGAATGGGTCTGCAACATTGTCTGTGTTTGCACAAAGACCAGCAATATCACCATTCAAAGGAACGTATCTAAATGTATCGTTGAATTTATCGTACATATACTTGTATCCACTATCGAATACTGCATAAGACGAACTTGCAAGACTATCAAAGAAACCTTTGACATTTGAACCCTGTGTATGTGCAGAAGACACATTCACAACATCTGCTCTACGAGGAGAGATAAATGCAACACAGTCTTTTCTTGCTTCTACAATGTCAATCATTTTAGTTGCATGAGACACACCGTCTGCACTAGCGGGCGAAGTTCCTGCCATCAGAAGGTTTACGTCAACTGTTTCTGCATCTGCAAACTCATCGTATGCAAGTGCGAGTTCACCAACTGTTACTGCATAGTCATCTGTACCACCAGAAAGGTTGTCATCTTTAACACCACCTTTACCAGCAGTTGATGCAAATGTAGTACCAGCAACTGGGTCTGTACCAGCATTACTCAATGAAGAGTCGTGGTCTAACCAGTATATAAGTTTTGACTGTCCGTAAATTACGTCTGGATAGAAGTTTGTTCCACCCTGTGAAGTCTTAGCGGATGCAGCCTGTGATACGAATGGGAATGTTTCAAGAACAGCATTAGTTCTTTCACCATTTGTATCTGCTCTGAAACCAGAGATATCACCAGTTCTGTCAAATACAACAACGTGCATTTCATCACCGATAAGACCTTTACCAGTTGCATATGTTGATGTGCCTGGAGCAGCATCAAACAAGTCATAAAATCTCCAACGTCTACGAACATTTGTCGCAGCAGCAAGAGCAGTTTTAAGACCACCACCGTTTGGATTGTCTAATTGTTTAATTGTTAGATTGTCAGTTGAGATTGCAGTAATCTCGTATTCTTGACCATCTGCTTCTTGGAAATGTACAATGTCACCGACATTGTATGCAGCTCCACCAGCACCAGCAGAACCACCACCAGTGTCAACTCCAACAGTAGTTGCACCAATAGCAGGAGTACCAGTTGTTACACCAAGTGTATTGGCGTTTCCAGCAAAGTTTTGTTCATATGCAGATGCGTTTGAACATATTGATACTCCAAGTGAGTTACCATGTGTTCCAGCAGTTCTTGCACCCCATTCACCAGCTGAACCTTGTCCAGCAGAATAGTTATTTAAGTAGTCATCTGTACTCTTGATAAGTAAACCAGAACCACCACTTGTAGCATTTACAATGGCAGATGTTGCACGAACAACTCTGAGTGCGTTACCGTACTGCAAAAAGTTTGCAGCGGTGAACCATGTCTCAAAGTTACTTCCGTTTGGTTTACCAAAGATATCCACTAATTCTTTCTCTGAACCAACAGCAACGATTTCACCAACTGGGCCTTTTTGAAAGGCACCAGCCATGCCACCGATTGAGGTTGCTACAGCAGGAACGATATTAGTAAGGTCTATCTCTTTAACAAGAACACCAGGCGATAATTGAAAAGGCATTTTTGTTTCTCCTATTACTTTATATTAAAGTTGTTCACTTCTCATATATTTAGTATTATTAAGTTTTGAAAACCCATTTTTATATGCACCACTGCATATAAATAGATTCATGTCTCATTATAAACAATACAAGGAAACCATAAAAGAAGTGACTAAGAGAAACTATCGTATGAGAGTTATCTGGGTCAATGAATTCCTTGCAAATCAATCTTGTTGTCATTGTGGAGAACGAGAGACTGCTTGTCTACAGTTCTATCCACATAATTCTAAAATCCGTTCTCTTTCTAAGCGTAAGGGTCTTAATACACAATCTAGACAAGAAGTCATAAAGTTAATCGACCAATCTAAAATTGTATGTGCAAATTGTTACCTCAAAATTGAAAATGATATTATTGAAATTATATAGGGTTTTACCAATTTGTATCGTAATTCCTTACGATTGGTGACCACCTTGTACCATACTCATCTACCATCTGACCGATATTTTCATCTTCCAACCCATCAGTAAAGAAACCAAATGGAGCCATGTCCTGTTCTAGTTGATTTTGATGTTCTAAAAACATCTTTTCTCTAAGGTCAATATCAGTGAGTTCTTTAAAGTATTGTTGGTTTGTCATCCATGCAAACAACACACAACACATTGCGAGGTCATCTGTGTGTCCTTCTTCTGCTTGATAAGACTGTCCATGTTGTACAAAGGTTGATAACTCATCAATTAATTCGTAGTCATTAATAACTAACTTATCAGTTTCAACCATTTGTTTAAGATTAGAACATCCCAAAGTCTTTACTGCTTTAGTTGTTCTAACTCCAAGTTGCGCTCTACCCCCAGAGAAACCAGCACCAAGAATCTGACCAGCACGACCACGCATAGATGCCATAACTAAATTGTCATATTCTAAGTCATACTGCATTGCAGTTGCGACCTGTTCTCCAATGTCATTTACCTCAATCATCACATATGCTTGATTGTATCCTCTTGCGACTTGATGAATTATTGTTGGAAACAGTAGAGGTTTTATTTGATTGTCACGATACTTTGCAACAATCTTATAAGGTAATTGTGATACATCAAACACTAGGAATGCAGAGTAATCGTTGTTTGTACCCCTTGCAACGTCCGCTACAAGTGCGTATGTGTGTCCTTCTTCTGGATTTTTATATACGTCCAATCCAGCATTCTTCTTAATTGGTTCATCATAGTGAAACGATTTAATCTTTGTTGGATGAATAAGTGTATTGACAGACCCCAAGAACTCACACTCAAACTCACGATTGAACTGTTCTTGTGACGTATTTGCAATAGTTTCGTCTTTCCACTTCTCATCACGGCCTGGAATTTCTGACCAGTGAACCTCAATTGGAATATATGAGTTTCTTTCTGTCTCTGCATCACTCCATAACTTATAGAATAAATTCATTCCATTTGGTGTAGAAACAATAATCACCTTGGTTGTTTTACCAGATGATATTGTAGGATACACAGAACTAAAGAAGTCCTCTGCGACATTGTGTGGCACGAAGGCAAACTCATCTAGAAATATCATGTTGAATGAACCACCACGAACCGCACTAGACGATGTGGATGATGCAACAATACGAGAACCGTTCTCTAAGTCCAGAGAACCCTTATTCCAAGACATTACTCCCTGTTGTAACCATTTGGGTAGGTTTTCATATGCGAGTTGTAATCTGGAAAGAATATCTCTTGCAGTCGCAGCCTTGTTGGCAAGGATTGCAACATTCATACTTGGGTTGAATAGAACGTAATGTAGAATATATGATACGATTGTAGTTGTCTTACCAGACTGTCTGGGTAACTTACATATCGTAAATCTGTTACTATGAATAGTTCCAACCATCTCTTTTTGAAATGGAAACATATTAAATGGAACAATCCCCTCATCCAAGGAAACAATCTTGATGTACGTTTGACAGAAATACATGGGGTCTTCCATGCACTTCTTATACTCAAGAATCTGTTCTTCTGTCCATTCGACAGGAACATTTGCTTTCTTTAGAAGGGGATTGCCAAGATAGTGATTTGCATCAGTCATGCATATATTTATTCAGATGCTGGTGTGTTATCTTCTTGATGTTTTGTATATGCAGCTTTGACTGTATCAGTATGAAACTGTGCAACCATTGCTTTAACATCTGCACTTTCCCCAGATGAATCTGAGTCTGGTGCAACAGTATGGCGTGAAAAACTTCTAGAAAGTTCTACACCATCTTCTTCAATAACAGTAGCAGTTCTAACTTGAATTGTTTTGAACTCGCCTACTACTTCAATTTTGTCTTCTTCTGTACGTTTTGTAATCGCCATTATTTTTCTCCTTTTGTCCGCCCCTAGAATCCACTAGAGGTATAAAGTTATTTATGTGCAATTGAATGTCATTGAACCCCAAATGTTTGTACCAGA